TGTTGGATATTCTACAGCAGCTGAGTTAGATGCTGTTGTTGGGTTAGTACCAGATACAGTAAATGCACTTGACTGTCTTACATAACCACCGCCAGATACTTCAGTTCCACCGCCTGTATCAGTAGGTGCTACTGTGTATAAAGCAACATATAATGTTGATGGTGCTGAGTAAGCATTGCCACCAAAGACATGCTCTAAAACTTTGTCTTCTAAATAATCACTAAATCCTGCCATCGTATTCTCCTTTAATTACCGTAGTAGTAATTTCTTTTTTGTCTTGATCCGTAAGTTCTTCTTCTCATTAATAAAGAACCTTTGCCAAATGCAGACTTCTCTTGAGCAAGTCTCATTTCTTCCAACGCCTTTTCAAATTGCTGTGTAAACATTGGTATTCTGTCGTCTTCCATTAAATAAATAGAAGCGTGTTTTAACGCACCATATAAATAAACGTCTGGGTGTGATACTGATACAAAGTTAGTTGTATTGCTATCACTTAACGCATCTATTTTACCATAATAAGTTAGCTGTAGGGTGTAAGCTGTGTCAGGAGTTGGTGCTAATTCTATAGTGTCATCAACCATTGCAAAGTAAGCTGGTTGACCTGTTATGTTGTTATTTGCTTGTCTATAAAGATCTAATGACTCTATAGATTGTTGAAATAATGTACTGAAATTGTTTGATGTAATTTCTATGTTGATGGCTTCTAACCAATCACTTGGTACTGATAAGTATTGAGCATCTGCTGTTGCAGTAGCTCTTTTAATCATGTCTTTTGTTCTTAGTCGCCTGTTTAGTTCGGCTTCTACATTGTCAATAAATGTATCTATATCAGTTGTTAAATCTGATCTGTTTAGATAACCAGCTATAGCTGTTTTTAATTCTGCATATGTCATACTTTACCTTGCCAAGTTCTAAAGACTTTATTATCTGGATTGTTTAGCCACTCTTTCCACTTTGCGGAATCTTTTGACCAACCTTCTCGTAATGCTTTCTGCCAAATTACCATGGGTACTTCAGCTATGTGTCGCATATCTTTTCCAGGCTTAGGTGTATTGTCTCTTAGTTTCTTGACGTGGTCAATGACAGGAGCAACATCTTGCGTTGTGTGATAGACAAACTTGTCGTCCTCTGTAATGAATTCTGATTTGTAACCAGTTTTGTAATCAGTGATTGTGCGTTTTTGTGCCATGTTAAATAAGAGTGGGAAGGCCGAAGCCTTCCCTAAGTTCTAACTAGATTAAGAGTCAGTTAAGTCTGCGACTATACCGTGAGCAGCTTCGTTGCTCATTTCTAATCCATACTCACATAAAATCATCTTAGTCTGTGCATCACCTATTGTAGCGATATCAACTGTTTTAAAGTCTCTTAAGTAAGATACTTTAGCATAGTCAGGATCAACTAATAGAAGTGATCTTTCTCTACTGAAGTTAGATGGTACGATTTTTAACTCACCAAAGTCTGATGCGTAAATAGAAACAGAAGCCTCTACTGTGTTTGCATCGATCATTTGTCTAGCTTGTGATCTGCCTGTGAAACCAGAAATAACTTGTTTGTTTTTTGGGCCACAAATTGCTAGTGAAGGCTCTCCACCGTTAGCAAAACAGTCTTGTAAAACATCTTTTAATAATGCTTCAGTCAAAGCTCTTTTGTTAGCGTTTGATGCGTCAGTTGGAGCAGCACCGTTACCAGCACCTGCACCACCAGTTCCTCTTGATACGTTTGATGTAATCCAAGATTCAAAACCACCAGTTTTTCTAGCTGTAGTTACGTTACCAGATGTTTTAGCATTGTTTTGACAAAGAGCCACTTCCATATCTCTTTTAAGAGCTTTAGCCATAATAGCTAATTGGTGTGCCATCTCTGACTTTCTTCCTGCTGAATCAACAGACTCCTGAGAACCAGTTACAGTAGCGTCTCTTTTTGAGATTTGTGCTACGTTATCTAGTCTTGTAGTAGGTGATGTTTGTGATCTTGTTAATTCAAAACCCTCTAATTCACCTGCTCCGTTTGGAGTTGGTAGACTTTCTGTTTGCCAATCAAAAACTACGTTGCTGATTGAATTTTTTCCGATTGAAGACATAAAAGGAGTAGTTTGCGGAGAGATGTTGTAAATAACATTACTTAACTGCTCTCTGTTACCCTTAGCCTCGTATGTATCAAATGCGTTTTGTACTTGTGCCATGATATTTTCCTATGTTTAAAAGTTAAATTATTTGTTCAAATAGTTTAGCCGCATCCTGGACTTTTCCAGTTTTAGCTAATCTTTGTTGCGCTTTCTTCACAGGAGTTTTTGTTTTTGGTACGTTTGAAGTGCCAGGTCTGGCGGTTCGAGCTGCCGCTTTCTTTTCAGTTGGTTTGACTTTAGTAGCTTGTACAGTCTTATGTTGTAGCCATGCGTTTCTTAAACCAAGTAAAACTCGGTAGTCGTAAACGCTGTCCATCTCTTGAGATGAATAGCCTAAAACATTTATACCATAATCCCGAATAGCATTTTTTTCTTTAACTGCTATTTCGTTGTCTTGCCATTCTGGAATTTGTGTTAGCAATTGTTCGTTACCGTACTTGATGAACTTTTCAAGTTCTTCATTTTGTTTAGCAGCTTGTTCCTCTTGGAGTCTAGTTGCTTCAGCTTGCGCGGCTTGTAACCTTTGCTTCTTCTCATTCCATAAGTCTTTTTCACGGACATAGGCAATAGGATCAGCATCATAAAGTGCATTCCAATCTGGCTCGTTTCCTAACTCGCCTTTCAAAGTCGCTTCCAATTTTGGTAACAACTGTGAGTAAATTGCATCTTTTTGAGAAATTTCTTTTTGTTGAGCTTCAATAGCTTTACGCTGTTCAGCTAACTCTTGAGTTTTTCTCGTATAATCTCTTTGGCGACTGTATCCGCTTTGGAGTTCTTCAAGCGTGACCTCTGTATCTTCACCATCTACTTTAATAGTATATAGTTGTGGTTGCTCGGACTCCTCTACTTCTACTTGATCTTCTTGAGGTTCGTCTTCATCTTCTTCAAGTTCGTCTTCTAATCCAACGTCTTCTTCAATGATTTCATCATCTTCAATGACTTCGTCTTGGCTGACTAGCTCTTCTGATGTTTCTTCTAGTTCGTTTTCTGGTTGTTCCGCTGGAGTCAAAAAACTTTCGAAAGATTGTTCTGTCTGTTCTAAATTTGTTTGTAAACCAATCGGCTTTGCGTTGTTGGTCATATTCATTCCTTAAAAATGTAAAGTAGTATTTTAACAATACTAAATTAAATTTTACACAACTTTATGCAATCTTCCTAATTGTGACTTTGTGATCTTACCCTTCTCTACTATTATTCTAAGATGTTTTTCTATTTCGGGTAAAAGTTTTATTGCTTTGTGTAAATTTTCTCTTTTATCTATATCACTATCTTTGGTTAATAACCATAAATTTATATAGTCTTCTTTGAGATTGTTTACAGCTTGTGTGAATGTTTCTGAGTTAAGAATTAACTCTGCTTCGTTTGAGTTTAGTATATCTTCTTGTGATGGCATATTAACCTAGATTGTCTATTAGTCTTTGTAGTCCAGAATAATCAAAACCTTTATAACCACCAGTTCCAATTTCTTGTTGAGTATAGCCTTGAGGCATTTGTGATGAATAGCTTTGACCTTGGCTAATCATGTTATCTACGTTAGAACCATCTGCAATTGATCTTGCATAATTTAAACCAGATGAATAAGTGTTGTCTTGGTTAAGTGTGTTCAGTATGTTGTAGATGTCGTCAAAAGCAAAAGACCTATCTTGGTCGTTTGTAAAACCTTTATCTTGTATATCAAAGTTAGACATTTGAATTACATCTGGTCTTCTTTCTTCAAATAAACCCTTTGGTATATCTTGAAAGTTCATTCCTACTGGCCCAATAGTTTGACCAGGATTAAAATCTTCTTCTATAAATTCATTAGCAATACTAAAACCAGGTTGTCTATCGCTAGATATTTGATTGGTTACTGCTGGTAGCATTGGTACGTTTTGTATTTGTGGTGCATCTACAGCAGGAGTGATTGCATACGAAGGTATGTAGTTTAAATTTGTATTTAAGTGATCGTATCCTGGCATATAAATTTCCTAGTTAGCTATTAGTTTATCAATTTTTTCGTCTAATTTGTCTAATCTATCAAAAATTCTTTGCATGTCTAAATGCAAGTCTTGTTTGGTAGCGTAACGTGTAGGTATTTCTTCTCTTGTTTTATTGACCAATATTTCAACCCTTTTAACATCTGCTGCGTTGGTGCGAATGCTGTAGATCATAGGAACATAAACGAGTGTGATAATCGCGTTCCAAAATAATATAGGGTTGTCCATCAATAACTCCAAATGTGTGGCCTTGGTCTGCTTTCTTTTTCTTCCGAGATGTCTAGGTGTATAAAACGAGCATCTCCTTTTTGATTTACGCCAACGCCAGTAAATCCATAATCTTTAGCTTTTGATACTATGTCGAGTGCTTTGCTTCCTCTTACATATACATCAGCAGCCAATCCTTCAGCATGAGTTCCTGGAGTTTTCTTTCTCGCTTCTATTGGATGTTCTTCGCATCTGTAACCAGATGTAATAATAAACGGAAAACCCAGCTCTGTTCTTAGTGATTGTAACTTATTTATTAGTTCGTGTGAAATACGATTTTTACCACAATGTTTGCAAGCAAACTCTTCCTCTTTGAAATTTTCCCAACTCATTTTGTTATACCCTTAGACTTCTCAAAAGTTCTTAATCCACCAAGTCCCAGCATTCCCATTAGTACAGTTAGGAGTGATCCCATATCAAATGTAGGTAAGGTTAATTGTATTTCAAAAAAAGATAGTACAAAGATGATAACTGGCTCAACAATGAAATGGTACGCTAATGCACTAGCACATACCCATCCTGTGAATGGCCTCCAACCAGCAACAAAGACTGATCGGTGTTGTGCTTCAGTCTTATTAACTTCTATCTGTGCTAGATTTGCTTTATGAAGTTCTTGACTTAGTTCGTGCTGTAATTTTAATTTTAAATCTTTGTCTGCTACGAACTTGTCTAAGATTTGACTTACGGGTTTTATTAATTTGTCTATCATGTGTATATTTTTTATGTAGCTTGTTTGCGTGTCGTTGGAACGACCACTCTAAAAACTTATCAAGCCAACCAAACAATTACTTTTTCTTTTTCTTTTTAGGAAAACCAGCCTTCATATTGGCGTAGGCTTTTTTAGAAATAGTAGATTTCTTTTTTGATCTGCTTGTTCCAGCTTTTCTTCTTTTATTAATATTTGCGTATAGTCCTTTTGGCATAATTATCTCCTTACCATTTTACTTTGTTAGCCCAGTAAGCTGCGGACAACTTACCCTTTGCGATATTCTTAGCGTGTCTCGCTTTAAATGATTTTCTTCTAGCTTTGCCTTTAGCAGTCATAGGTTTTTTACCTGCTCCACTAACTCCTTGTTGACCAAAGCGAATTAATTTTATTACGTCACCGACTTTTGCTAAGACAGCATGTGACTTTGTTTTGTGGTTTGGTGTACGTTTAGGTTTGTTATAACCAGCGAACTTTTCGCCTCTATATGTTACTGCCATTAGTGTATCAATGTCTCCTTACAGGAAATTAACTCTGAGCCTGGTGGTATTTGTAAAAAGACCATTGCGACTCTTTTTGCTTCTTCTAAATTTTTAGCCTTAATGTCCGAACCAACATAAATAAAATCTCCGTCAAGAAATTCTAAGTCGTATATCTTATCCGATTGGTTGGTTGTTTCCATTTGTAAACATTCCTTGAGATTGATTCTTTGCTACTTGTCTAATAGCTTCTCTATCTCTTTCCATAATAGCGTTAATCTCTGCTACGTTTACCTGTGCGCCATACTTAGCTTCTAGTTCAGCTATCTTAAGTTTGAGATCAGCTTCATGTTCATCACGGTTTCTATCGTCATCCATGATAATTTTCATTCTGTCTGTTTCTGCATCAATGATTGCTTTTTGTGCTAAGTTTTGTGCTTTCATAGCCTCTGCTTGAGCCAACATTTCTTCAGGTGAAGGTTTCTGGTCTTGCGGTTGCTGTGGTGGCATAGGCGGAACTTGCGTGTTTATAAATGAATTTGCATCTTTAAATCCAGCCATCTCAATCATTTTTGTTAATGTGTTAGCGTATTGCTGTAAATTGAGTAATGGATTGTCAGGGCCTAGTGTTTGTAAAATTTGTTCTTGTTTTTGTGATAAAGCTGTTAAGACTTGGAACTTTTCTTCGTCAGAAGATTTAGATATACCAACATTAATGACTAAGTCTTTATCAGCATCCCAATATCTTGGATCAATAGGGACAAACTCGTTGTTTAGTCTCATCATATCTTGACCTTCTTGGTGCTTGATAACAAGTGAGTTAACCAGTTTGAATAAATCTTTCATGCCGTCTGCAAAGTGTCTGCAAATAAGTTCTACTCTGCCTTGCGCTCCAGACATAGTTGCTGATACTGCTTGTGCGGTAGAAGATTGTAGTGCATCTGCGTTTAATCCTGCCGATGCTTTAGAAACGCCTGTGCGGTTCTCCTTGGCTTCGTCAAGATAAGAGAGTACAGGGAATGCTTCTTTACCAACAAAAGGCACAGCGAAAGGCTGAACCATTCCTGGCGCTCTCATTCTAATTGGTTGTCCTATATCGGTGTTGAGAACATCATCAATGTTAACTTGTCCTTCAACAATACCCATTCGCGGGAAGATGGCGTGGCCTAGACTATCAAGTGTATCTCTCATAATTTGAGATTTAGCAGCTTGAATAGGCATCAAGTAGTCCGCAGGGCATGAACCAATGGAGGTGTGTGGTTCAGGATCGGGACAGAAGAGTGTAATAGGTAGATCATCCCAAGGTGTTGCGTTAACAATGTTTATTCCATTGCCTACGGTGCATACCCTAATCCTTTCATCTATACCATCACCATCTAAATCATAAAAAATATAATGCTCTACATAGAGAACATTATTTTTATCGGTTCTATCTACGCCTGAATAATCAGCGTAAGGATTTCTTGCTTGTTCTTCGTCATAGCTTTCAGCGTCTATGTAGTTTCCAGAGCCAGCATATTGTTCCATTTCTTCTTTGTCATAACCCATAGCAACTAAGTCGCTTACAGTTTTTACCATGCGGTGTGCAACGTAGGGTGATGATTCTAAGTCTCTAGCGTTTCTTGATATTAAAACTTCTTCAGGTGGTACTGCTTCGATAACCACTTGGTCTTTAGGTTTAATTCTTCTAATTTTAATGTCGTAACTGGCTGGTGTTTCTTGCGTCATCTCTTCACCAGTCTCAGGATTCATAATTGTTATGCTTTGCATTTCAACTGACTCTTTGATTACCTCTACGTTAGGATCAAGTATGAGTGCTTGGTATGCTTCAGGAGAAATGTTTGTGTATTCGTGTGTTGATGCAGTAATGCTGTCGTCCCAATAGGCTTTTACAAAACCAGTTTTTCTAATCAGCGCATCTTTAAAAGCGTCATACAAAACTTTAAACCCAGGGTTTTTTTGTTGTATGACATAATTAATGTAATCGGTTTGTTGTGTTGCAAGTTGTATGTCTTCAGGGCCATTTGGTATGAACTCTACTATCTTACTAGTACCAAAAAAAGTACGCATGATGGAAGGAAGCATAAATAGTACGCTATCTCTAACATCTGTTGATACAAATTCTGATTGTAGTGATGAGGTTGATCCAGGTTCTTGTCCTAGATAGTAGTCTGTTGCGTCTGCTCTTTGTTCACCAATTTGGTCAATGAAGTCTTTAGCGTCATCCATCTCACTCTTGAGACAGCCTTGTAGCTTTTCTACATCATAAGACTCTTGTTGTTCTTCTGATGCTTCAACTATATCTTTATCATATTCCATAAATTTTTATCCCACTCGTATTATTCTACTTGTCAATGGCTTTTTGAAATTATACCCTAAAAAGTTCTCTCCTCCACTAAAACTTGCAGCCGAACTTGCCATGGTTAATGCAAGTGCATCTGCTTTGTCAGGTGATTTGATTCCTCTTTTTTTCATTTCGTCTTTAGACTCTATTTTTATTTTTCCTGTTGATGTATATTTGTAGGTGGGCGCTGCCAATTCTGATACAAGCTCATCATCACTAGGAAGTCGGCAATTACGCAGCGCCAGCCAATCTTTTATCGCAAACCATAACTCGGCTCTTAAGTTTAAATAATTCTTTTTTGTAGCTGGTGCTTCGGCTACGTTAACTCCTCTAACGGGTAAACCTTGTTCAGCGAGTCTATCTACTACGCCACTACCAAGACCAATAACATCAATTAATATTTCTTCTGGTCTTTCAATTACTGTGCAGTCGTCAAACTTATTTTTAATTGCACCGCATAATTGCATTAAATCCATTGATTTGAAAGTCTTAATTTCAAAAACAGTATTACCTTGTCTTATACATAGTGCAGAATTATCGCCACCAAAACGTGCTACGTCTAATCCCCAAACAATAGGTGCTTTTGCGGTTAGCGAAACATCTCTATTGATGGCATTACGTGCAAGCTCCATAGGTATGACGGAGTCATCATCTGAATTTGGAAACTCTCCAAGTACCTCTACTCTAGCTACGGTAGAATCTTCACCGTATTGCTCTAGCATAGTTTGGAATAGTTTTTGGTCAGTACCCTCTACTGTACGTGAGTCTATTTGTTCTAAGTTCCAGAACTTACGCTTGGATGTAAAACTCTCGTAGAACGGGCCTGTGTTTCTTCTAGGGTTAGAGAAAGTAAACCAAAAACGATTTTCAGTTGGCTCGGAAAAGAATCCTTCTGATACAGAATAGATAGGAGCTGGAATACCCGATGCTTCATCCATAATCAAACATACTCCGTATGATGAGTGGATTCCTGCAAACGCATCTGGGTTTTCCTCACTCCATAATTGTGCTTGGGCGTAGTAGTAACCTGTATCTATTTTTAGATCTCTTTTGAGTGCTTCTTCAAACCAAGATTCAGGTTTTATGGTTGTGGCTGTTTTTGAGTACCAATGATTGTTAATTGCTAGGGTTAGCCACTTACCTAGTTCCGCCCATGTTCTTGATCTAAGCTGTTGCTCGGTGTTAGCAGTTACGATGATGGTTGAGCCGAGGCGTGTTGATAGCATCCATAGGATTAGCCAGGAGACAAGTGCTGACTTTCCAATACCACGTCCAGATGCTACAGCTAATCTAAACATTTCAGGATCAACGCGACCTTGGTTACGTTGAATATGTGTTGTCATTTTTTTTAAAATTTTTTCTTGCCACTTTCTTGGGCCATCAAACTCTTCAAGGGGGGTGTCCTTCTCTCCCCAGGGGAAGATAAACTTTACAAAGTTATATGGATCGTCTTTGATGTAAGGCGACCATATCTCAGTCATTAATTGCTTTTCTTGTTCTGCTCCGTATTTCATATATGCACCAGTATTAAAAATATTGCAAAGTTGCCTACAGCACCAATGCTAAGTATTGCTAAGATTTCTCGTATTACCTCTTTCATATTTTGCTCCAAAAAAAATTAAAAAAAATTATCGCAACAGTTACACGTAATATACCCCGCGCAATAAAATCAAGGGGGGGTATAAGCGCGAATTGTAGGAGCATCTTACAAATCTTTACTTATTGGCGAACCCTTGAACGCTGTTACCATGAGGAGGAGCAACAACCGCCAAAATTTACCGCTTTTTTTTATCAGTCTGATTATTTACCAGACTGTTCTTCTCTTTAGACGTTGTATCTAAAGGGTTTATAACTTTAAGTTTATTTTTATCCGTGTTCTGTCCGAGTCTTTCTTTCGCACCGCTTAAAACATCATTAAGATTTACAGTAGCTGTCACTACTTCTTGTCTATCTTTCCAAGTCTTGGCGTCTTGGTTCTTTAGGTAGAATATCTGGGCGGTGACGTTGCCATCTGTTGCCGAGGTAAAGAGAGAATTTGTAACTTGAGCCAACCCTTTAGCCTTTCCCCTTTTTAAAGCATCCTCAAATTCAGCAGATCGCTTTCTGTTGCGATCTATCGTATCCCATGAAACGCCCAAAGCACGGGCAATCTGGGTAGTACCAAGACCACGAGAGGCTAAATTCTCTACTTGTTCCAGGTCTAAAATAATCTTCTTTCTACCGCCCTTTTTTGTGGTTTTTAGTTCTTTTTTTGGTGTTTTTTGCTCCATAACTATATTTTTTTTACCCTCTTAAAACCCCTATATTACAGCATTTTTCACAAAAACCCTAAGTTTTTTACTGTAAGTAGTTGATATTAAAGTAGATTTGAGAGTAAAATACGTATTGTCACGTATTATTAATATTACTTTAGGAGGTAAATGACATGGACTACAAAAGAAAAGAAATAGAACAATATTTTTTAGATTATCTAAATGATAATCTTGATTATCACAAAGAATTTGAATCAGATACATGGCAAGATGATTTACATCATAATTGCTTTAATACTGATTATTTTATTATTGGATCTCATAAGGCTAAGCAATGGCTAGGCGATGAAGCATTTAATATTATTGGCTTTATTAAAGAATATGAAAATTGGCATCTTGGCGATGTTCATACAGATTTATCTAACCCCGAAGCGGTTGTTAATATGTATGCCTACATCATAGGTGAAGAGATAGTCAACGATTATCTATTTATAAATAATCAGCAAGGAGTGGCATAACATGACATTTAAAGAACTACTAATCAAACTAACCGAGAAGCCACGTAATAAAAAAGCGTGGCACGGTTCTTATCTTATTAATCATTTTTTAAAAAACTAAGGGGGAATTATGGAAGCATTAAAATGGTCTGAATATTACAAAGACTTAGACATACCGACTACTTGGAAGCATGTTTCTTATGGAAATGATGCTTTGCCAAGTTACCAAACAAGCGAAGATGATTTAAACGCTTATCATGTTTGGATTGATAGCCATAATACAGAAGAGAGAAAAAGAAACTCTTTAGATATTTATGGTTTAAAAAATGAATTAGCACCGCGTTTTCATGTGGTGCTTTGTTATGGAGGCGAAGAGAATATTTATACATCTGACAATTTTGATAATGTTGTTGAGTGGGTAAAGCATAACCCAAAAACAAAAGAACAAATTAATTTAACTAAAGAATATTTATAAGGGGGAATTATGAGCAATATTAAATTTTCTGTAGGCGGTGAGTTAGACATGCCTATTTATGAAGCGGTTGATATACATCCGCAAAGGTGGAACGGATGGCTTAGACCAATAGTGACCATACAAACAGCATTACAAATAGCGGAGGATATATTTAACCATGATGATCTATCTGATAACGATCCATATCACGACATACATGATGCAATAAAAGAAGCTAGAGAAAACCTAGAAGATACTGTTGAGGTTGGTGGCTATATTATTTGGGATGAGGTGGCACAATGAACCAAGAAGCAAACATAATTTTTGATTACAACCCTAAAGAATCTAATTATGAACAGTTAGAAGACAATAAAAAACTTTTAGTTGTTCATGGTAGCGGATACGATTGGAACGAGGGCGATATACCAAGCGAGGAAGATTTTCCTAGTGAGTTTGATGGCTATAACATAGACAACCCAATAGCGGACAAATTTGTTAGAGATAATTACAAGATGCAACGAGTAACCTATTTCAAGGAAATAGAACTCGCTGAAGAGTTTAATTTAGAAGAGGATTTTTTAGATGAGTTATGGGAAGCATCCAAGGGACAATGGGTTAATTATTCAGATTTAAGCGGTACAGTATTTTTTAAAGTATTAGAGGAGGTGTAGAGATATGAATATTAATAAACTTAAAATTGGCGACAAGGTGCAATTTGCAAAAAATACTTATGCACTAGTCTCAAGACACGAAGAAAATATATCTAATCAAAAAGGTACTGTAGTAAATTTTTCAATAGATAGAGAAGATAATAATACTCATGTTTGGATTGAGTTGGATAAACCAAACGAGCATTTTGAAGAATGGGGAAATGCTGTTCAGTTTAACCTAACTAATGAAATGGATGGAGGTACTTCTATTGATTACCTTAAAAAAGCAAAACTAATTAAGGAGGTGTAGAAGATGACATTTGCAGATAAATTTTTAGATGATCATTTTATATGGAAAGACCATATCAAAGGAATAGATAAACCTGTGTTATGGGAATACAAAAACAAAGAAAAATGTTTTTACCAATACCCAACTTATAAAAGATCAGATTATAAAATCCTTGTAGAACTAACCAAGGATGAAAAAAAGATCGCCCTTGACTACTTAGAGGAACTACACAAACCATTAAACGAGGAGACAAGGCAACACAACAACGAGAAAGCACGACTAAGGAGGGCTAATAGATGAAAGAATTAATAAATACCAAAATGAATGAATGGCAAAAACAAGGCGACAACGTGAGCATGTTTAAATTTGCATCAATGCTATACATAACAGCACCCGAAGAACAAGAATCAAAACTTGCGGAGATAGAAGAATTTGCA